TTTCATTGCCCAACGCCAACGGCTGTGATTAAATTCAATACGCTGATCAGCACACCGCCAATACACATCCAAAGTGTACGACGTTCTTTGCTTTGGCGATATTCAGCATACAGTTCACCTGCACCAAACATCAATACAGCACCAATTAATAAATGTATCAAAATCATTTCTGTTCCTTTGTGTCGTCTACTTTGCGTTCAATTGGCGGGGGTGCATATGGTTCAATTACATAGTGGTTGGCGCTCCACCAGCCCAAGGCAGATAGAAATCCTATAGCAATGTATTCGAAAACAATCATTTATACTTTTTCACCTGCCTCAAAATCACGAAAACGTAGGAATCTCGGAAATCTCAATGAGTATGTTCCGTCTTGGTTTTGCGTAACTGCGTCTGCTTGCACCTCAACCAAGTGACCAAGTAAGTCATCCCGGGCAGTCCAATACTCATCACGATTGCTATCGCTAAGGCCGCTACCAACATTAACACGAATATGTCTACCATTGTCTACTCCTTCGCATATTATAGCACCAAGTCGATTTAGATTGCGACCTGTGCCTTCTTCAAAACCCACAATATTGAGGTCAACCGTGATTGTGGGTTTCCATTTCATCCAGTAGTCTGCTCGTTTGCAAACATATGGGGCGTCAACTGCTTTGATCATAATGCCTTTGAAACCTTCGGCAACACAATCTTCAGCATAGCGTTGCATAATATCGTGTCCTTCGGCTGTGTCCAAGTCTACATTAAGTCCACTCACAACTCGCAAACTGTGACCAACTTTGGCATCTTCAAGGGCACCACGAGCACGATCCAAAATATCAAAACGCTTGTATTGTTGAGCATTCCAGTAACCACGTTGGAAGTCATCCAGTGGGATAATGTCAAAGATATTGTACACCATGCCCGAAGTTTCAGCATCCGATTTGCGATGTGCTTGCTTCATGAGCTTCTGGAAACTCTCGCCAGTGACTTCGCCATCTAAAACAAAGCGGCCACCCGATCCAAGATTGTTTTGGAATGCCCTGCGATACACTTGAATGTCTTTGGCAATCTGGGGAAAGTTCTCAAACTCCTTGCCATTGCGGCTCATCAAACTAACGTTCATGCCTTGCACAACTGCTAACACACGCACACCATCTAACTTGGGCTCAAGGCGCTTGACGCCTGTGAGCTTCTTGGGTTGGTCTGTGCTATCTTGCGCCAGTTGGCAAGTAAACACAGGAATCCGGTATTCTGTTTTACCTACAACTTTGTTGATTGTTTTTTCGCTAATGCCGCAACGCAGGTCTTTGATAATAACACGTCGGCACACCATGTTCCACTCGTCGTCATCAAACAGTTCTGCACATTCTGCAATGGCTTCGCGGGCCGAATTACCAGTAACGCTACGAGTACGCAGACTTTCTAGCAATGCCCAAAAACGCGGCCAAGGGTTGGCTTTTCCACTCTGTCCTGACACTTCGTCAACTTGACGAACATGGAAAGTGTGGAATGGGTTGTAGGCCTGATAGCAGTTAAAGAGGAAAGCCTGTGCATCGGCCGATCCAAGTTTGGCGGCCATTAGTGCTTTTTCGATTACTTTTTCTTTTTGAATACGGCTATCAGAGCTTTCAAGATCACGAATCCAACCTGCGCTCACAACACTCTCAAATCTTTCGTCTGAGAAATTAAGTTCACTCATATATTTACTGCCTTACCAGCTAGAATTATAAAACACTTTTAAGCCAAAGAACAGTTCAGCACGGGCATTCTTGATAAACGCTAAATCACTTTCGCGATAGAAATCATCAGCTTCCTTGCCAAAGAAGAAACCTGTAGTACTAGGCAACTGGCTGTGCGTTACTGCACGTTCCAGTTCGTCTAGATCCTCATGTGTGAGTTCTAGCTCAACGCCGTTGAATGTGCTACCAAAGTCGCTTTCTCCGGGCTCCTGGCCTTCAGCCGCAAGTTTGCGAGTCCAAAGTTTTTCCATCCAGCCATGCAGGTTAGGATGCTTGCGCCAGTAAGCAATTTCACGTGGCTTGGTCACCTTGGGATTTACATAGTCGCCAGTCTTTTTGTCAAATTCTGCACCATCATAGTATTCACTTTGTTGGCCTGCTTTTTGTGCCACGTAGGCATACATATCAAGACCCATTATTTTGCTCCTTGTTGATGACGGTATTCACGTTTGAGCCAGAATTTAAATTTACGAAAGTAGTCCCCGGACTGATATGGTACTGGCAAACCATATGCGTCTAGTTCAGCACAATGCTCAAACCACATCTCTTGGCACCAATTACGAAATGTCATTGTTCAACTCCAAATTCAGCTTTGACTTTGTGATTTCGATTACGGACTTCAACTGGACGCTTAATTTTTTTGCTAAGACGTTCAGCATAGCCTTTGGCCCAGGCTAGTGGCAACCGAACACGTTCGTAGTCACCGTAATATGCAGGAGCCCAAGAACTATATCCGTTAAATCCCGGACTTAATGTAGGGCTACCTGTGGCTACCCAAACTTCATACAATGGTGTCATACTGCCTCCAACATGTTGAGTGGAACATTGAAACGACTAGACATGCCAACTTTGACAAAAGCATTCTTGAGTTTGACACGCTCAACAGTGCCAAAAAATGTGTTGCCGCGAGTGGTAAAACGAACTTGATCGCCTGCACGAAGCGCACGGGCTTGCTGTTTTGCAAGTTGGGCTCGGGCATACTTCACAGCCTCAACCACAGCATTGATGTCTGCGGCACTGAGATTACCAAATTTAATAGAACTAGTAATTTCTTGAATGTCCATTTGGGCTCCTGTTTCGTTACGCTATGTCAATATTATAGCAAAATGGGAATAAATGGTCAACCAAAAAAATACCCCGCAAATCTGCAGGGTTTTTGTAATACTGAAGTATTACACTGCTTGATTTATCTGTTTTACTAGGGCCCGGGCTTCGGCCACTGTGTACTGTGGTTTGGAAATTGTGGCTTGCGCTGGTACAGAACTGGGGGTGTCACTGATTACATTGTCGCGCCCGATTCGAGCGTTGTCCATGGCATCATTGTTTCTTCCTTCTCTCATGCAACCAATTATGGCTTGCCCGGCCAAGGTAGTAGTGTCAGCAATTTCTTCAAAAATTACTGCAGCACCACCTTGAGTAGTGTCCAGTCCCAGTCCAGGTAGTGTAGTTACCAAGCCTTGGGCACTGTATTGATCTCCAGTTATCAAACTGGTTAGATTCACACTGCATTTGTTAAGGTTGTTTACTTCAAATATCACTCTATCACAGATGTCATCCCAAAGTGTATTCAATCTAGTACTGTCGTTGCCCATGACAGACACCAGTGCACTGATCTCTGTGTTGGCCAATGGAACCAGTGCATTAATTGCATCTTGTGGCTCAGTGTAAGTTCCGGCTCCGGGGCCTGCTGGTATCACAATGGGACCACTGGGGACTGGACCATAAGTTCCGTTGACTGATTTCAACATTCGATTATAGATAGTAGCCAGTGTTGTCAGTGTGCCATCAGCTTGTCTACGAGCTATGATTTCAGCAGCTTCTTGAAAATAGTCACCAACTGGATCACCAATGGTGGTACCAATAAAATCTGTTAGAAGAAAAGTTCCATTCTCACCAGTGCCGTTGCCATAGGCTGTGATATAAAAATTATACACAGCAGCAGATATTGGTGTTGTTCCGGTGTTTAGTAAAGGAAGATTTTTCAACGTCTCCATGTCAGGCTCCAATTAATGCGGCTGCAAATTCGGGCAAAGTAACTTGATCGATATTTTTGATTTGACTTAGGCTTGTGCCAATGGCGCGATTGGCAGCAGCTTGATCCGGCGGGATGATTTTTGCCAACTGCTCGCATCCAGTTGGTCCTGCATTGAGTTTTGGGGCAATGAATTGATTGACTGCACCATTGTCGTCGTAAATCAGCACTGGACCAGTGGTGTCTGCCAGTGTCAAGCTGAGATAGCTTGTGGGAAATATCATTACTGGATCTAGTAAATCTGTCATCACAGTGATGTTGGGCGTTGTTACATCCAACGCATCCAACACTTGTTGCAAACAGTCACCTGCAACATTGGCCATGGCTTGGTATGCACGGCGTTGTAACTTGTCATACTCTATGGGCAAAATACCATTGGGGTTGTCGAAACTATAAACATTACCTGAAGTTAAATCAAGTATTTGTTTTGGTGTCAATCCTTGTGCTAACAATGCAGATTCCACACACGGCAGTGTTCCATTGATTTTAGACACTGTGGCCAGTTGTTCTAACAGTGCACCAGGAGACCCAAAATCTTCAAGGTTGGCAAGATCAATTAAATTACCCAAGGCCAAACAATCTAACCCAAACGCACTCAATGCAAATGTAACTTTAGTCACATCTCCAGTGATCAAGTTGTCCATGTTGTTCAATCCACTGGCAGCTTGATTGTATGTAGGGCCAAGATAATTGTTGCTGTAAGCATTAACAGCACTATTGATAAATTGATTTGCAGTTGTTGCATAGCCTTGCGCAGCAAAAAACACTTGCGCAAAACTTCCAGTGCTGCCATTTCCCAACATTTGATCACCAATGTTGGCGATTTGCCCACTGAACATAATAGTTCCTGGGTCGGCTGGTATTAGGTAATAAACTGGACTTGGTGGCTTTGGATAATTAGTATCATTAAACGCCACTGGTACACTGTCACCCAGTGCAGGTATAGTGGTATTACCAATTTGAGTAAGACTGCTTACAGTTACATTGGCTGCGTTGGCCAACTGTACCGCTGCTCGTAAGTCTGCTACCACAGTGGATTGGTATTCTGTTAACTGACTTTGAAAAGTGGTACCAAGATCTATGCCAGTGTTGTTGAGTAATCCGTACCCAGCAGTGAGTTGTAGTGGGCTCAAAATCCCATTGTTGTTTTGTGGCATTACCCTGCCCTCACATTGCTACTGCCGCCACTTCTACTGTGGCCGCAAGTATCAGAGTTGCCAGCAACAATAACCGGCAACCCACCAGCACGAACAGAACCCACGCCGCCTGAAGTTGATGCTGAACAATGAACTGGAGGGCATCCTTTGCGACCGCAACATGGATGTGGGGTTACCTTTTTCCCTACTACAGCGATTGGGCGACCGTTTACTCGCACAGAGCTAATGCCGGAAGTAATTACACCCCCTGCACCATTTGCATCACCAACTCGCTGTACTGCTGCCATTTTATCCTAGAACCAATTTCTTTTCAGGAAGTCTAATTCCCGTTGTTGCTTCAATGTACTTGTCTTTGATTTCATCATCAGTTACAGCGTACATTGCAACACTAGCAATATTTAGTTTGATATTTTCGTTGCGTTTGGCGGTAAAAATACCAGGTACTAGGCCCATACCTTGGGGACCAGGTGCAACACTCAAAGGTGCGGCCAGCATTAACCAGTCTGTGCCTTCGCTGGTGACTTTACCAATTACTTCTTCGCCAGAATTTAATTTAAAAGTGTATACTTGATCTTTGACAAAATGTGCTGTCATACTAATTTCTTTCTAAGTTCAGTGAATCCGCCCACGTATTCTTCACCCAAGAAGATTTGTGGCAGTGTGCGAGCAGTTGGTACTGCTTCTAATAGTTGTTCTCGTGTCCAGTCATGCATGATATTTCGTTCTTCGTACTCAATACCTTTGCTTTCTAACAGTGCTTTGGCTTGCACACAATATGGACATTGGTCTTTGGACCAGACAATTGCTTTCATTTTATTTTCCTTGTGGTAAGTGATAGGTCTTGGCAAAGATGTCTTTTTTAACAACACCGTAATCTCCAGGACCGTGCTTGACAATGTAATCATTGCCGCGTGTGTATTCTAAGTTGCCCCAACTTGCTTTTACAACACCATCATGGTCAGCCAACTTAGCAACCTTTGTGATCTTCTTGGGAGTAGCAGTGCCATCACCATTGTCATCATAATAGGCAGCAAACTTAATAGGACTCACTGGGTATTGTTCGCCTTTGGGACCAGTAATAATTTTGTGTCCAGCCATGTATTGTACTGGACCTTCAAGTGTTTCTACTGTGCCTGGAGAAATAGCAGTTTTGTAACTTATAGGAGTAGGGTGTTTATAGGTCTGGAATCCCCCGTCCTTAAACCATTCATCGTTAATCATAGGTCTGGTAACTCCTCGTAATCTAGGCTATCCGACATCACACCAATAACATAGTTAGTGCTTTCGTTTTCTTGCAATGCAGTTTGTTTCTTGGAAACATCAACGTGTTTGTTAAACCAAGGTATAGGCGTTGAACGTGGGTGATCAGCAGCATACTTAATGCCAATTTCTTTAAGGGCATTAAACGCTGTGTAATCTACAAAGTCTTTTAAGATCTGTGCATTGAGACCAATCACCGGTCCTTTGTTGAACAAGTAATCTGCCCAGGCCTTTTCTTCGCGGATAACGTCCATGTACATAGCATAGACTTCTGCTTCGCATTCTGCTTTGACAGCAGCAAAGCGTGGATCTTCTTTTACAACTTGATTGATTAACCAAGCAGTCCAGTCTCTGTGTAAAATCTCATCTTGTAGAATCAAACTGATAATGTTGCCGTTGCCGATAAAGATTTTGTTCTCCACCATAGCCAAACTAGTAGCAAAACTAACCATAAAGCGGAATGCTTCCAATGCATAGCTAGCATTGAGCGCAAGCCAAATTGCTCGGATATAAGAATCTTCAGACACTGCATCAAGTCCCAGTTCTTTGCGGCAATTCATTCTATGCAAGTCGTCATAATACTTGCCTACACTGCTGGCCATGTCTACAATCTCTTGTGTGTCATGAATTGTGTTGAACACTTCCTTGGGCACGTTGTAGATGTTGCGAATGATGTGACTGTAACTGCGACTGTGAATGTTTGTTTCAAAGAATGTCCAGTTGTAAACAAGTGCTTCTAGTTCCGGGATACTCACAACAGGAGTAAAGATTTGACTTGGGCCGCGACCTTGCAAACTGTCAAGAGCTGTTTGTCTTAACAAGTTACTAGTAAAAATGTGCTTTACTGTATCACCTGCATCTTTGAAGTCTTGTGCATCTTTGGTCAATGATATTTCTTCTGGCACCCAAAAGAATCCACGAGCCTCTTGTTCAAATTTAACCAGTTTGTTGTACTTGACTTCTTCAAATCGTTGAATGGTTACAGGACCAGCTGGATCCAAGAACATCTTGCGTTGTAGATAGTCTGTTTTTGTTTTTAAATTGTATTGTGCTTTGCTCATATTTGTTCCTTGATTAGATCAGTTACTGCTTTTCCAGTAGCAGGACCCAGTGTCCACCCTAGGTGTCCATGTCCTGTATTATAAAACACATTGGCTTTTTTGTCACTTTGTTTGATAATAGGCATCATGTTGGGAGTCATTGGGCGCAAACATGCCCACTGTGTGTAATCGTGTGTGTTGATGTTTGGAAAATTTTTGTGTACCCATTCCAACAACGGATCAATTCGATCTCTAGTGATGTCATAATTTTCTCCTGCTAATTCAGCAGTACCAGCAACCCGAAATCGATTGCCTAAACTTGATGTGACAATTTTGGCTTGGTCATCTAATAAACTTACTTGGGGCAAGTACTTTGGATCAACATTGTTGATTGTTATTGAATATCCTTTTACAGGATATACATCAATGCTGTCACCAGCCGTCTTTGCCAGTGCTGTGCTTCCTACACCATTGGCAACTACAACAGCATCATAAAAAGATACTTCTTCAATGTGCTGAATTTTCCAGTTGTAATGAAATGTGACACCATACTTGTTCTTGAGTATTTCTGCAAGTTCGTAACAAAACTTATGGATGTCTCCGGTCCAGTCTGTTTTGGTCCAAGTGCCACCAACAACATCGTCAATGCTTTCTACGCCGGGAAATAAAGTCTTAACTTGCATGGGAGTAAGTAACTCCCAGTCAAGACCATTTTCGTTATACAAAGATTTAACTGCTTGAGCATGTTTCCAATAGTCTGCGTCTTTGTAAAAATGCAAAATGCCCGAGTATTGTTGGTCAAACTCAATGCCTTCGTCAGCAATAATTTTTTCGTAGAGTTGACGACTTTCAATACCCAATTGAATTGTTGTTGCAGTGTTTTTTGCATAGTCGCCACGAAGTGTGTAAAACAAAAATTTTGCCATCCACTTCCATTGTGCCCAATCAAGCCTTGGTCGAATCAACAAAGGTGCACCTTTGGTAAACATCCAGCGAATGCCCTTTTTAACATTGCTCCATGTTGTCCATACTTCACTGTTGCTGACGGAAATTTGACCTCCATTGGCATAACTGGTTTTCATGGCGGCATAGCGTTCTGCTTCATACACAGTAACGCTGTAGCCTTCACGGGCAAGATAGTAAGCAGAGCAGAGACCTGTGATCCCTGCTCCAACGACTGCTACTTTTTTCAATGGAATTGGTCCGCTTCAGTA